CTCTTCACCGCTATCGTAAGTCATTTCTGAGTAAACTGAGAGAACACAATATCCATATGAATGTGATACTGGGTAATCACGATACGTTCTTCAAGAATACAAACGAACTGAATAGTCTCAAAGAGTTACTTGGCCACTACATGAATGAGGTAACTATCCACACAGAACCAGAGGTACTAAACCTAGACGGTCTGCAATTTGGTATGTTGCCTTGGGTCTGTCCAGAGAATCACGACAGATCTATGGAGTTTATTCGTACTGCCAAGTGCGACATTTTGGGCAGTCACCTAGAACTGTCAGGTTTCGAGATGATGCGTGGTATCAAGAATACTCACGGTATGAGTCCAGATCACTTCAAGAGATTTGAGATGGTTTTGTCTGGTCACTACCATGTTAAGTCGAGTATGGAAAACATTACCTATCTCGGTAGTCAGATGGAGTTCTTTTGGTCAGATGCACACGATGACAAGTTTTTTCACGTACTAGATACTGACACACGCGAACTCACACCAATCAGGAATCCACACAGGCTATTTGAAAAGATCTTATATGACGATACTAAAACAGATTATACAGATATGGACATCAGTTTCGTTGACAATAAATTTGTAAAAATAGTTGTAATTAATAAGTCAGACCTCTTTACTTTTGATCGATTTGTTGATAGAATACAAGATAGGGCGATTCACGAACTGAAGATTGCCGAGAACTTCAATGAGTTCCTTGGTGAGAATGTAGATGACGAAAGTATCTCAGTAGAAGATACTAGTCAACTATTGGATAGTTATGTGGACGCAGTAGAAACGGAATTAGACAAGGATAAGTTGAAGAACAAACTTCGTAACTTATTGACAGAAGCACAGGCACTAGAAATCGCATGATCGTATTCAAAACCCTACGATGGAAAAACTTTCTATCGACAGGAAACAATTGGACAACAGTAGACTTACAAAAGTACCGATCAACCCTCGTTGTTGGTCATAATGGTTCTGGTAAGTCAACGATGTTGGATGCGTTATCATTTGCCTTGTTTGGAAAAGGACACAGAAATATTAGTAAAACGCAGTTGGTGAATTCCATCAACGGCAAGAATTCTTTGGTAGAAGTAGAGTTTAATATAGGTCGAACGGCTTTCAAGATAATACGTGGTATTAAGCCCAACGTATTTGAAATATGGCAAGATGGTACTATGATTAATCAGTCTTCTCACGCCAAAGAGTACCAGAAGATCCTCGAACAAAACATCATCAAATTGAACCACAAATCGTTCCATCAGATTGTGGTGCTTGGAAGTAGTAGTTTTATTCCTTTCATGCAACTTCAAGCATCACATCGTCGTGATGTCATTGAGGATCTTCTGGACATTAACATCTTCTCTAAGATGAATGGAATCATCAAAGAGAAAAACTCTGGGTTGAAAGAGAGACTAAAGGATACAGAGTATAGTCTAGACTTGTTGAAGAACAAGATCGAAAGTCAGAAAAAATACATTCGAGATATCACACAGATCAATGACGATGAAGTCAAGGTTAAACGAGATCAGATAGACGAATGTAACACAGAGATATCTGAACTGACAGCCAAGACTGAAAAGGCAACCACGCATATAACAGAACACAAACACAATGTAGAGAAGTTGTATGGTGAGTTACACAACAAGAGAGACAAACTTGGTCAATACAAACACGAGTTTGGTACACAGATAAAACGTGTGGTCAAGGACGCAAAGTTCTATGAAGACAATACACATTGTCCTACGTGTGATCAAGATATCCTAGAAGAGACAAGAACTATCAAACTGAAAGAAAGTACAGATAAGGCAAAAGAACTACAGGCCGCGATATCCAAGGTGGAAGAAGAAGCAACTGCCAATACCGAACAGTTACATACAATCCAAAAAGACCTAGAGGAAGTTCGTGCATATGAAACTTGTGTAGTATCACATGCAAACACGATCAAACGTTTACACAAACAGATCGACGGTATCAACAAAGATATTGAGAGACTATCTGCACGTGAAGGTGATCTAGGACAGGCAAATACTGATCTAAATGATATGAGAGATCAGACTGAAATCATTGTCGATGAACGGACTGTTATCAACGAAGAATATGCATATAACAATGTAATGGGAGAAATGTTAAAAGATACTGGTATCAAGACCAAAGTTATCAAACAGTACCTACCTGTTATCAACAAACTGGTCAACCAGTACCTACAGACGTTGGACTTCTTTGTACACTTCAATCTAGACGAAAACTTTGCAGAGACAATTCGATCTAGACACAGAGATGCATTCTCATACGATTCGTTCTCGGAAGGTGAGAAACAACGTATCGACTTGGCACTGTTGTTTGCGTGGAGAATGATCGCAAAGATGAAAAACTCTGTTGCAACAAACCTATTGGTTCTGGACGAGACATTTGACTCTTCCCTAGACCATGACGGTGTAGAAAATCTAATGAAAATTCTAAACACACTTTCTGAAGACACTAATGTGTTTGTTATCTCACACAAAGGTGAGATCCTAGAAGGTAGGTTCGAGAATAGGCTAGAGTTTAGGAAACCAAAAAACTTTAGTGAAGTGAGTGAAATGGGTTTACAAGTTGCCTAATATCTGGTATACTAACCCAATAAATTATAAAAGGAACACAGATGCAGTTAACTGAAAAAACTACACAGATGTTGAAAAACTATTCTGGTATTAATTCTAATATGGTTATCCACAGTGGTAACACTATTAGTACTATGTCGGAAGCGAGAAACATCTTGTCTAGTTGTACAGTCGATATGACTTTCAATCAGACTATCGGATTGTACGATCTAAATGAATTTCTTGGTGTTGTTGGATTGGTAGACGAACCACATCTGACATTCGAAGAGAAGATGGTAAACATTGGAGACTCTACAGGTAGATCTAAAATCCAATACTATCTAACAGACATAGATCATCTAACATCACCAGATACGGCGATGATAGATAAAGCAAACTCTATGAATGATTTCGAAGTAAAGTTTACTTTGGATAACGAGACTCTAAGTAAGATCCGACGTGCGGCCAGTACGTTAGGTCACGAGACAATCTCAATCACTGGTTCGAATGGTGCAATCAAACTTACGGTTTGTGATCCAGAGAACAAAACGTCTAACACTTTCTCTATTGAAGTGCCAGGCGAATATCAGTCGGAAGAATTTAACTTCCTAATCAACATCAATAACGTAAAAATCGTTAATGGTGACTATAATGTAGGGGTTTCTTCCAAACTTCTATCCAGTTTCAACCATACAGAAAGTGATCTTAAATATTGGATCGCTCTCGAAAAAGCATCAACTTACGGAGTATAAGATGGCTAAAAAAGAAGACAGTGCAAACGCGGCAATTGCAGATCTTGCAAACCGAACCGCACGTAGTAGTATCGCAGTGATTGACACAGTATCATCACGTGGTGGATTCCGAGGCGAAGAACTTTCGACTATCGGACAGTTACGAGATCAATGTGTACAGATCGTTGCAATGTGTGAGGCAGAACAACAATCAGCCGCAGATAGTTAGGTTGACGAATCTCTCCAAATATTATATAATGAAACAACTTGAAATGGAGACATTATGTCAAAAGACTTTCTATGGGTCGAGAAATATCGGCCACAAACAATCTCGGAAACAATACTTCCAGATGAAATAAAATCCTCTCTCCAAGACATGGTTAGTTCTGGTGAATTGCAGAATATGCTTTTCACTGGAACTGCTGGTCTGGGGAAAACAACTGCCGCCCGGGCGTTGTGCAATGAACTTAATCTAGATTACATTATTATCAATGGATCTGAGGAAGGTAATATTGACACATTGCGTGGTAAGATAAAACAGTTTGCGTCTACCGTATCATTGATGGGTGGATACAAGGTGGTTATCTTGGACGAGGCAGACTATCTAAATCCACAGTCAACACAACCAGCGTTGCGTGGATTTATCGAACAGTTCTCAGATAACTGTCGATTTATTCTCACTTGTAACTTTAAGAATCGTATCATTGAACCACTGCACTCTCGGTGTGGTGTATATGAGTTTAACGTTCCTAAGAAGGACAGTGGTAATCTTGCAGAACAATTTATGGATAGACTGAAACATATATTGAGTGCAGAAAACATTCAGTATAATGATCCAGATATTGCTAACCTCATAATGAAATATCTTCCCGATTGGAGAAGAGTTATCAATGAGGTTCAACGTAATTGTGGTAATGGTGCATTCAACGCACCACGTGCGTTGGCCACAGGAGATACAGGACAGTTCGAACCTTTATTCAGTGCATTGAAAGATAAAGACTTCAAGAAGATGCGTTCTTGGGTTGTCAATAATCTAGACCTAGATACATCATCTGTTATTCGTGCAGTCTATGACAATATGAATACTAGAGTAAAACCAACAAGTATACCACAACTAATTTTGGTACTTGCAGACTATCAATACAAAGAAGCGTTTGTCGCAGATCACGAGATCAACTTAGTCGCATGTTTAACGGAGATAATGGCAAACGCAGATTGGAACTAACATGTGGGCAGGACGAGAACGAATAAACCACTTTGATCATGGAGTAACACTACCCAAGATTACAAGAAAAACGACTGAAAATGGTCGTAGGTATTTTACACCAGAGGGTAAGGCGTACCCATCTATTACAACTATACTTGGACAACTGAGTAAAAAGGGTATTATGGAATGGCGTAAAAGAGTGGGTGAAGAGGAGGCGAATAAGATTTCTCGTCAGGCGTCAACTCGTGGTACGGCAGTACACCAACTATGCGAAGATTATATCAATAACGATCCTGATTGGAAAAAAGATGTAATGCCTAATAACCTTGCATCGTTTCTTGATTTGAAGAAGATCATTGATGAACGTCTGGATAACGTGTGGTTTCAAGAGGAGTTTCTCTATAGTGACAAACTCGAATGTGCTGGTCAGGTAGATTGCATTGCAGAGTTTGATGGTCAACTATCGGTCATTGATTTTAAAACATCTCGTAAACCAAAGAAGGAAGAATGGATTGAGAACTACTTTATCCAAACTTCATTCTACGCGGCTGCATTTTACGAGAGAACTGGTATAATCATCAAACAGGGTGTGATTCTCATTACAGTGGATGGACACGAACCACAGGTATTTAAGATAGAACCATATCAATATATACCTAGACTAATAGAAATTAGGGAGAACTTTAAGTAATGTATGATTTAAAACTTTATACTCAAAACAAATGTGGTTGGTGTGTACAACTCGAACAAAATCTATCCGACTGGGGATTAGAATACGAGATATGCAACATCACCCTCGACGAAGATGCAAAACAATTTATGAAAGACAAGGGCCATAAAACGGTTCCACAATTGTATTATAGGGGTGAAGATGTAATGAGGGGTGCGTCAGAAAAACTTACAAAAGACACTTTACAAAACAGCATGGAACGTGTAGAATGGCCTAATATTGATAGTGGAGTAGAAGGCAGAATATGAACCCATTTGATTATGTGAATTCGATCAACACAACCAAGAAAGATATCATGGTTGATGATCTATCGGAAAAAGCATACAACAGTTTTATGGTCAACAGATCGTTGAGTTACTTCAACGACACTGTATTGATGGCAAATGAAATGAATACAAAACATCATCTCGACGCGAAACTACAATATCAGTTTCTTATAAATATTGTAAGGAAAAGAAAACGCTTTTCCAAATGGATTAAACCTGAGTTAGACAATGACATCGAAGTGGTAAAAGAGTATTATGGATATTCCAATTCCAAAGCACACCAAGTCCTACCGCTTCTATCCAAGTCGCAACTCGCGATATTGAAAGAAAAGGTGAATAAAGGTGGAAAAAGAAAATAATAATAACGTCCATTGGACTCCATCCAATATGTTAGAGATTACTTTAAACGAACCAGATGACTTTCTGAAGGTTCGAGAAACACTGACTCGTATTGGTGTTGCATCACGTAAAGATAGAAAACTATTTCAGTCTTGTCATATTCTACACAAACAGGGTAGATATTTTATAGTACATTTCAAAGAACTGTTTCTACTAGATGGTAAGAAGTCTAATCTAGAAGATAACGACATTGAACGCAGAAATACTATTGCCACACTATTAAGTGATTGGGGATTAGTTACATTTACAACGCAACAAAATTTACCTGTTGCACCTTTGAGACAGATTAAAATTATTCCGTTTAAGGAAAAGGCTCAATGGGAACTTTGTCCGAAATATAACATCGGCAATAAGTAATGTATAAGTGGTATAAATTTTTACGTGCAAGAGGATATGGGAGAATAGAATCCCTAGACTGTGCTTGGTATAATTCAAAATACTGGATAGCAGAAGGTGAATGGCCTTACGGTATGAAACTAAAATGACTTGGGAAAGTGCTAAGTTTGATCAAACGATCAGAGAGAAGGGTCATTACCAATGGAAATTCGGGGATAGAAACCTAGATCTCGACTGGAATCAGATGATCAACTTGTTTGACAACCATCCTATGGAGAAGATAGGTGGCAACGTAGACAAGATGAATTACAATTTATTACAATTTGAGAAGAGACCATCGGCTCCAAAACAGTTATTGAATATGGTAGAACAGTTAAAGAAAAAGTTTCACAAGAATACAATATCTTTAATTTGTTTCGGATCATTTGGTAAGACGGCAAGAAGTTTTAATATCCACAGAGATGATATGGATGTTATATACATGCAAGGTCTTGGTGAAGTTGATTTCTCTATATGGGATGCAGACAAACCAGATTTACCCAATAACATCGATCACGGTGGACGTGAACACGTAACACCAAGGTTTCAAAAACGATTTAGAAAATATGATATTTGTTGGATACCGAGAGGTACATATCATTTGATACAACCTATGGGAACTAGGGTTGGATTCTCATTTGGTGTGGAAGGTGAACCAGATCCAGCAACATACATATAATTCATAACGGATATGCGATAATGTGTTGACTTTCAGTCAGCAATTATTATATATACTAATAGAGTTGCAGATAATCTGGACTCGTACATCTTGCTTGCAAAAGGAGAAAACAATGACAGGCGTACACTCACTATTCCCTCGTGGATCATTCATCGGTTTTGACCACTTATTCACAGAACTAGAACATGTTGCAAAACATGCAAACGATCACTATCCCCCACATAATATCATTAAGGTAGATGACGAAACATTTCTCATCGAACTGGCGGTTGCGGGATTTTCCAAAAAGGAACTGGACATCCAGTTTAAAGATCGTACACTGGTTGTAACAGGGGAACACGTCAGCAAAGGTAGGGATTTTATTCATCGTGGTATTTCCACGAAGAAATTTAAACGCACCTTTAGGCTGTCTGAACATGTAGAAATACACGGTGCAGATCTAGTAGATGGAGTTCTTGCAATTGACTTGAAGTTCGTCCTTCCCGAAGAAATGCGACCTCGCAAAATTAAAATTGGTAAAAGCGAGGAAACCAAAAATGACACATCTAATATTGGCACAAGCCAACTACTTAACGAAACCAGTTGAATTTCTAATATATCTCATCTCTAAAACATTCAGAACAGTTTGTTCTGCAATGGTTCTACTTGGTGCGGCGTTTATCGCAAGCCGTCAGGCATCTGCGAATAAAACAATCTATGACTTCATTCGTATCGAATACCCGAATGAAAATCCAGAACACGTATTGTACCGCATTCGAAATGGAGAATCTATCAGATGAGTTTACTAAGAAAAATTTGGAATACAGTAAGACCAAAGACCGACGCAGAATATCGTGACGAGTATCTTGGAAGGGCAAAAGATCACGGTGATCTGGAGCGTAGACTAAGAATTACTGAGAACGGTAATCTCCGAGGCCGTTGGATCTGACATAAATAGGGGTAGACCCAAAAGTCTACCCTTTTTTTATGGAGGATTACATGGAAAACGAATTTGACGACTTCACAGAGTTTGATTTTTTAATGACCGCACTGACAATATATTGCATGACGGACATGACAAAAGAACAATACTGGACTGTGATAAATCATGTTAATGATGGATATGAATTTGATACTGCGATTGACATACAGGCTCAATTAAACGACTTGGTACGAGAATATAATGGAATAAGAAGAGTGATAGGAATTTGTAATGATTTTAAAAGATGATAAGGGAACTACAGTAGATTACTTCTGGAACTTTCCTTATGAAATTGAAAATATAGGATTAAGTCTATCGGGTGGAATGGATTCCGCATTGATCCTTTGGTGTCTTGTCGAGATGCTCAGAGGTAGAGAACATCTTGGTAAAGGTGTAAAGATATGGTGTACTCACGGATACGATATCAAAAGAACCAAAACACATTCATATGAAGCCGCACAGAGGGTTCTGGACTGGGTAAAGTGGCATCAGAGAGATACTACTATCATTCAACCATTGCACGTGTTTGGTTATGAAAAAACAAAAACAACCAGTAAAGAAGTTCTGCATAATGCTAATTATGAATACATTCAACGCAGATATAAAGTTCCTTTCATAATCAGGGGTGTTACTCAGGGGTGGGATATAGACCGTCCGTTGGGTAAGTCTGGTGATAAAAACGAAGAAGAACTAAAAGAAATTTCCGAAACGACTTGGATGTTACCATTTGGTGCAGTAGACAAAAAGTTTATTGCATACCAATATGAACGACACGCACTAGACGGATTGAGGGCAATCACTGTATCCTGTACAGCAGACAGACCAGAACCTTGTCAGAAATGTTATTGGTGCGATGAAAGATATTGGGCATTTGGTGACTATGACGGTGGACATAAACGACGAATCGTGTTATAATACACACATGACAACAAATAGTTTTTATACATCGGTTGCCCGATACGGTAACCAGATTCTTTATCGTGGTTACAACGGTAACGGTAATCCGATCTCGCACAAATACAAATTCGAACCAACATTTTTTGTACCGTCCAACAAACCCAGTCAATGGAAAACGTTGCATGGTAAGGAGGTTCAACCGATAGGTTTCAAGACCATGAAGGAAGCGAAAGACTTCCAGAAACAGTACGAAGACGTACAGGCGTTTGACGTACACGGTAACGGAAACTTTATCCATCAATTCATTACCTCTAAGTTTCCCCAAGAGATCCAGTGGAAAAGAGAACTACTCAACGTGGTCAACTTCGATATTGAAGTTGCATCTGATGATGGGTTTCCCCATGCGTCTGAGGCTCTGCATCCAATCGTGTCAATCACACTCAAAAGTTCTAAGTCTTCTGTCTATCATGTCTGGGGTCTAGATGACTATGATGCAGAACAGACGCCTCACAAACATCTGACTATTCAATATCGTAAGTGTAAGTCGGAAGTCGAATTACTTGCAAAGTTCCTAGAACATTGGAGAAATGATTATCCCGACATCATCACTGGTTGGAACATTCGGTTCTTTGATATTCCCTATATCGTAAACAGACTTGCACGTGTCGGATCTGACAAGGCAGTCAAGGCACTGTCACCTTGGGGATTGGTCAGTGAACGTCAGGTTAGTTTCAAGGGTAGGAACATGGATGCCTACGAACTGACTGGAATTGGTATGATGGATTACTATGACCTATTCCAGAAGTGGGGTTACACCTATGGGCCTCAGGAAAGTTATTCCTTGAACCACATTGCCAGTGTTGTTCTTGGTGAGAAGAAAATGTCATATGAAGAGTATGGTAACCTACACACACTCTACAAAGAGAACCACCAACTATTCATTGACTATAACATCAAAGACGTTGAGTTGGTTGAACGTATCGATCACAGTATGGATCTGATTACTCTGGGTTGCACTATGGCGTACAAGGGTGGTGTAAACTATCAGGACGCATTTGGAACGACAGGTATATGGGATAGTATTATCTATCGGGAATTGAACCGTCAGAACATCGTAATTCCCCCAAACATTCGTAAAACCAAATCTGCATATCCTGGCGGTTATGTGAAAGATCCTAAGATTGGTAAACACAATTGGGTTGTTTCTTTTGATTTGAATTCACTGTATCCAAACCTAATCGTGCAGTACAACATGTCACCCGAAACACTCGCACATAAACAACTTGCAAGTGGTGTCGATCATTACATGGACAACGCGACGAATGAAGACAGGTATGCGGTGGCTGCAAACGGTTCGACGTTCAAGAAACAAGAACAGGGTATTCTGCCCAAGATCATTGTAAACTACTACGCAGAACGCAAGGCAGTCAAGAACCAGATGATTGAGGCGGAACGCATTCAACAGAAGAATCCTACGGCAGAAAACCAAAGATTGATTGGTCAGTTACA